GACCCCCCGACATGCTACCTTGAGCGGGAACTTAATGTCCTAAAACGTAGTCATATATATCTTTCCAATTACGCATCAATGGGAACTCACTGTCCTGATTGTAACCGTGTGACATCACTACAGACTCTAGACCTACCTTCGCACCAGCGATGGCATTCTCTACCTTGTCCTCTACCCACAGACATCCTGTGTCGCGGTAGAACTCCAACTTTTCGTCTTTGTCCGCTCCCGTGTCGAGATAAACATACTTCTCGAAGACGGTTGGACCAAATAGTTCTTGGAGATTTTTGGTGCGCAGATGTTGCGCGTATTCGTCGTTACTTAAAGAAGTGATTGCGTGAAAAACGTAACCTTGTTCTTCGTGCAACTTACGAACGTACTTGATTGCATCACGAAGTGGCGGGATCTTTCGGATCGTCGCACTCTCGTTGAACATGCGACATAATCGTCGCTTCTCGTTGCGTTCCAGACCATACATGACACCTACGTCATACACGTCTGGACTCTTCATAACATATCCGTGACGTTTCATCCACTGTTGGAAAGCATATCCCCAGTCTAACAAAACACCATCACAATCAACAAGTATTACTTTATCCCTCACGGGGCGACTCCCTCCTCTCTAACATTTTGCATAATATCATAAACCTCACGGTATGTCAAGCCCTCATCGTATAAGGCAACTTGCATGTTTGCCCAGTCGGGTGCATACTCGCACTGATAAATGTAGTGAGTGACGATGTCGTCGATTTTAACTTGGATTTCTTTGGTCATACCACCTTGCCCTCTCGTATAAATTTATCGGCGTACCACTCTAAATCGTGGCGATTTTCACCGAATTTCACAGCTACTGATAGACCGTCTTGATACATCACTAGACGATATTCATATTTGTCGGTTGGTGCCTCATCGACTACCGCACGACGACCATGTTTATGGTTTACCGCTTCGTACATCTAGTTCGCCCATGCATTCACATGCGCAAACTCATCTGCCTTGTCGATGAATCGATCATAGTTATCACCTAACTGAGTCATTACAACCGCGTCAGCGTCAGTATCGATCATATACAGGACATATGTTCGTTTAGAACCTTCTAGGGCTTTGCGTATCTCAGACGCAATACCTAGTTCGGCGTTTTCAACTCGATAAAGTGTTTCCATTTCTAATCTCCGTTCTCTCACTTCCAAGTCTATACTATACATGAGAGTGGAGTGATTGTCAACACTCATTTTAAAAATATGTTGGTATTATTCACAAAAAACTCCTATGGGAATAATGCTCTAGTGAATTTGGTTTCGTCGCCTTCTCGTTGCGTATTGTATCTACGATCGTTCCAGTGGCGTACCATGTCTACTTTCCATTCACCACCAGTGTAGTGACAGAAACGTGCCTTTTGGAAGAACTCTTCTTCCGATGCATAGTGGGGGGAGTCGTTCCACGTCTGGTCGATGGTTTCGATATCGAAATCGTGTTTCATCAACTGCGCGGAGATGTAAGGTTGGTCATTCATGATGGACATGTGGAAGTCGCCAGAGTAACACCACTCTTCCCAAGGTAGGAACAGTTCACGTGCACGTAGACGCGCTTCTTTGGTCCATAGGACCACACCCGTGTTCATGATGGTTATCTTAGAGGGACGATTGGGCGGCATCACTGGGACGATTGGGCAGTCGTGTAGGGAGAACTTACGACAGAAGTTGTCGTAGGTGTCGCCGGGCCCATCCCATGAATTGTAACCACCGCCGGAGGCAGTAACGAAATCTGATTCTAAGACACCATAGACATCCGCACCGGACTCCATGAGATCAAAGATATTTTCGTCAGTGTTGACCACGATGTCTGTGTCTGCAAACAACAGGTTGTCGTATTGGTCAAAAATAGGGTCTAACCAGACACGTGCGCACTCGTGCAGTAAGGATGTCGAACATCCGTGACCTTCGGTCGCTACGCGTTTGTTGGAGTAAATGTGTGTTGCATCGATTCGTTCTGCATACTTCTCGAACGACTCGCGTGAGATCTTGGCGACCTCTTCGTAGAGAGAGGAACGAGAACCGTCCCACCCTTTGATACCACCACGTTTGTCGACTTCCTTAGACGTGATCATATACTGAAAGATTACATTTTTAGACATTCTCTAACCTTGTCATAAGTCGTTCGGCACGGTTGCCTACTTGACGGTACCATCTCGAATCGCGACCTTCAACTGCCGCATTCTTATAGTCACCACGTTCTAGGTGACCGTTCATTTTCTTAAACTTACTTAGTCTTGGTCTACCAAGGTTAAACATCATGTTGACCAAGATCTCTTTGACCTCGCCTGGAAAACAAGACCACATGTGTCCGTATAACACACCACACTCTCGCAAGGCGATGTCGAGATCTGATTCGAAGACCTGTGCAACCCTTTCTGGGGAAACTTTCGTTCCGACTGGAGCGCCGTACTCGCCGTCACTTTTCGTGATGAGATGTCCAACACCGAACGTGGGATAGTTGAGATGGTCGAGATAAATCTCATAAACAACTCCTTCATCGATTTTTAACTGTTCAAATACCGCCTGTCTATTCATTTCAAAAACGACTGCGTCTGATTTACCGATGGGCACTATCTTATCTACAAACTTCGCCCACAGCGAACGCATGGTCTCTCCTATAGTTTAACCACTAACGCGGTAAGAATACCCGCGAGAAGAACGTTGGTCATCAACAGTTCTAGTGCTAGGATTGTGTGGTACCAGATCCAACGCGTCTTATATGCGTTGTCAACCGAAATGTCTTGTGGATCTGGATCATTATCTACCTTATTCACCTTCGCATGTTGAAACCACTTTGAAAAAAGCATGATCTTCCCTATACGTTAATTGTATTGTCCTTACCGGACGTTTCTTTTATTTCTTTTAATTTTTCGGACCAATCTCGACCCGCAAGAGAATGCGCATCTCTGGTCCCTGATACTAATTTAGGGGCGGAAGACGCACTGTGATGTCGTTCGTATTCCGGATGATCAGCCTTCCACTGATCGTATTCGGATATCCGGAGAATCACGTCAATGACTTCTCCGGTATCCTTGTTTTTAAACTCATACTGTGGCATTATATTTCCATTACCAAGATTTGATCACGTCACTACGACAGGAGTCTCACGGTCGCACCTGAAGAGATAGTCACCTCCTATCGAAATTGTTGAAAAGCGGAACGGACAGAGTTTGAATAATTATTCACTCTCGTTCGATTACTCGTATACTTTCCTCGATTGCGTTGGTTCAACTTTTGTCTCGACATGGTGTTTCTCCTTAATGTTAGTGTAATGTGTCGAATTGTTTGAGTGTTATCACTCGACGATCAAGTCTGGAAATGCCTCCTGTACTAGTTTCTTGGTTATATAACGACATGGTGCCTTCTTGGCAACCATCTTCAAGACCAACTCCGCGTCCTCCGGATGGATGGATTCGAGTAGGCCAATGAACTTGTTCTCCCTTTTAAAATCAGGCAGGCGATCGCCCGAACCACCTTGGACGAACCATCCAAAGTCTCTATGCATTTTATTGAGGGATGAAGGAACCGATTGTGGTTCATTTGGGGTAAAAGGTGGGCGTCCTTCGGGAATATTAAACACCAAAGATTCGTCAAACGAACCGCGAAGAATATCACGGAACGCCCAGTTGTCTGAGTATTTTTTCAGGACATCGAGTCGCCCATCGCGACCGTCTGCCTTTTTGAATTCTTCGAAAATTTCGAAAACTTCTCTACGGTAATTCGTAATCATGTTATGCCTTCTCAATTTGATAACAGACGTATCGTTTCCTCTCTATGAGTATTTCTTGTTTCGTGGTACATGCAAACAAGAATTGCCTTAGTCCGATATCATACCTAATAATTGTATTTCGATCTTGTCCAATCTTTCTCTCTAGTTGAGTGATTCGACTATCTTTCTGATCTATCACCTTTATATATTCATCAAGTAACTTAGTTGTGCCACCAATCCAGACCAAAGAGCACAACAAGGCACTAAGTGCCGCTGTATATAAGGTGCGCATACGACTCTCTCCTTTAGTCTATAATTATTTATAGACGGAGAGGTCTCTAATCGGGCAGTTTGTCTACTTTTGTTTTAACAAACGTGCGTCCCTTCGTACTAAACAGACGCGTCACAAACGGGATAAAGGGCGCACCCTCTTCGGTTTGGTAACCGTGAAGGTGCGTGTTTCGTTCGGACGTGTAGTAAATATAATTACTCGCACGTCCATCCCACTCAGTAGTTTCTACAAGTTTGTTATAACTCATGCTGCCACCGCCATTTCGACGGCGAGTTCAGCAGCACGCTTCTTCTTGACTTGGTTTGCACCGTACCATGCAGAAGTCATTCGACCGTCCGCAGTACGACCCAACTGGTGGTCAGTGAGGTAAGTCACAGAGTTGAATGCCTGCCACCATGAACCACGACCGAACTCAGCGCCAGGTTGAGTCTCCAACAACTCGAAGGCCTTCTTAGCGTTTGGTGCGAGATCTTTGTAACCACGTACTTCATCAGCAGGTGACTGTGATGGGAACAGAGAGTTGTAGTACTGAATCAGAGTGTCAGCAGTGAACTGTCGATTGGACAACAACTGTGCCATCTCTTTGTACTGATCGAACTTCTCGTGAGCGAGACCTAGGTGTTCTTTGACCATCTGTGGGTCAAACGCACGTCGGTGATTCACTTTGATACCGTTAGTTGCAGAACCCTTCAGAGCGAGGGATAGAGTGTTCATGCAAGTCACACGAACTGGAGTGAATCGAATGTCGATCGACTTACCATACTCGTGTGGGTTAGAGAACAGAAGATATGAATCGACTTGATCACCCTTCAGGATATCGAACGACTCTTTGATACGAGCCATTGCATAGACGATCTTACCATCTTTGAGTGAACCCGCAGAGTTCATCTCCATGTCACCCGCAGAACAGTAGTCATTGAAGAAAGTGAATGCTTCCTCGTTCTGACAGGGTGACCATGCACCACCCACCTGAGTGAGAACTGCATTATCAGAAGAACGCACCAGCGCCTCCATACCTGTAGGTATCAGATCAACACCCTCTTTAGCAGCATAGGTTGGAACTTTCTCGACCGTCCAGTCGACACCAGCTTTCTGCATCATCTGTATGGGAGTTAGATCATTAGAGACTTCGGTACCAATACCCCAAGGGCATCGACCAACAGTTGCGGAAGTTTCGATTTGCAGTACATTGTTCATAGACATAATATAGATTCCTTATTCAATTGAGTAGCCATTGTATCACATGTTTTCGCAACATGTCAACACTTATTTTAAAAATAATTACAAATAATCTGGGCGGTATTTGTGGTAGAGTTTTACCGACTCATCTTCGAGTCCCATCTTCTTGAGACGACCCATCATAACACGAATCTTTTGAGACTCATCTCTCCCCTTAATGTATGCACGATGGTCATCACTGAAGTGATAGGTCCAATCGTGATTCTGGAGCATACTCTCCAACAATTCCATTTCAGGTCTCATGCCGCAAACTCCGACTTAGGTGAGAATCTAGGGTAGAGTCGGAAATTTCCTAACTCCGTAAGAGTCTGAGTATACGTGATGGGATCCATCAAGCACTTCGCATCAAGGGCATCATAATACACCATAGAATCATTTTCCATTTCTAACCAGAAGAAGTCATCGTTGAAGAAAGAGTTCTCTGATATCTTATGAACCGGAACATTCAGGTTGTTGATGACACGAACGGGAACCTTCAGGAATGACGCTGAAGGATCGGTGATGTAAGTAACTGCATTCGCAGGGTTAGTATTGAAACTCATTACACTGACTCCTTTACTTTCAATTTTTGAGAAGACGTATCGATGATAATGTCACGAACACGTTCACGATCAAGAGAGTCACCATGACCCCAAGTTTCGTGCCGCGTAGTACTAGAACAGATTTCGAGATACTTCATGATTGCACGTTCAACGATAGACACTGACAAACCCTCTACAGGGTACAAACCGTCATAGGCATAAAAGGACAACACATAGTTACGGAATTCAACTAGGTCTGGGTTAGAACGCATTGCAATATAGTTAGTAGTCATAATCAAATCTCTCTTCTCATTAATTTATGTAACCATTATACTTCTTTTGGAAACATATGTCAACACTTAAACGTGACTTATTTTAGGTAATTAGTCACAAACTGGATTTCTCCAGTTTCTCGATTTGAAGTTGAAGCGTGAGGATACGATCCTCGACACGTGCGTTGTCTTCGGGAGACAACTCCCCACGCACCTCACAGAGGCACATCAACTCATTATAAAGGTTACCTACTACCGAATCCATAT